AAAAACGTATTGCCGAAATGGTGGATGACGAGCAGGCTAAAGAAGAAATAATTTTGGTAGTTCAGAAGCTTTTAGAAGACTTGGGTTTTCCTGATGTTTCCGCAGTTATCAATGAAGCTTGGCAAAACTGGTAATGCCGCATCGTGACAAATATAGCGATTTAAAAATTAAAACCATAGAGTGGGATCATCTCACTCCTTTTTTAATGGTAGTCTGGACTGTTAATGTTCACCATGATTATATAAAAACCGGAAAAGAAGATGAAGAACTTGAGTTGATATTTCCTTTATGCCTAAGTTGAAAAAAATAAAATTCCGAGAGCCAATTTATATTAAGTGGGTGGACAGCGACTACTCTCCAGATTGGGATTTTTATGACAAAAAAACTTTATTAGCCGACAGCCGAGATTGCCAGACGGCAGGATTGTACCTGACACATGACGATACCGTAATTGCCGTCTGTCAGTCTTCTGATTTCGCAGAGGAGAAAAAATGCGTGGTTCACGCACAAACAACCATTCCGTGGGTTTCTGTTAAAAGTGTCTGGAAAATGTCAACAAATGAACAAATTTACGGTAAAAGTTGTAAAAAAAGCAAAAAAGTAAACAAAAGTGTCAAAAAGTTACAAAAAAAGTGAATCGTTTATGAGATATGTGCATCTAATAAGGAACGAAGACAATATGGACAAAAAAAAATCTTCCGTTAGGAGTAAGGAAGATGAAGAAGATATTGGTGAAGAACGTATTTTTGAAATCATCAAACTTCTTATGGATGATTATTTTACTGGCTCTATGACACTCCATCTTAGTGATGGATCTATTCGTAAGGTAGAAACTACGAGAGTGGAGCGATTCGGTAATTAAATAAAGCAACCTATCTGAACGAACAGACGGTTGGCAGTACAAGAGTGATTTGGTTTTGCAACAGCCAGATACCTCTTTTATTGTCAGCCGTTTTTTTTTGGAATAAATATGCCACAAGAATTTAGCGATAACCAAAATTCAACAAGTAGACCAGAAAAGTCAGAAGATAAAAAAGTTGTAGAACAGACTAGTCCTCCGACTGAAAACAATAAAGACAAATCTGGCAGTATGAAGAAGGATGTTCCTCCTGCAATCGATAAGCGTGTTAAAGATCCTGATATGCTTCTCGATTTTGTTATGGATACAGTTCAAAAATCCGTTGATGCCAGAGGTGCTTGGCAAACGGGTCTAAAAAGACATTACGAGCAATACCGTGGGGTTCTTGAAGAAAAAGATTTTCCTTGGGAAGGATGTTCCAATTTACACATTCCTTTAACGGCAACCATTGTTGATACGTTACTTTCCCGATTTTTAAATCCGATTTTTTCTGTTAGCCCTTTCGTAGTAGCCACAGGGGCAAGCGTACAGGGAGACATGGATCAAACCGTACAGCCCAACGGGGCAGGCGATCCAATGATGATGGATCAACAACAACCTCCCCGTCCTAATGACAGCGATAAAGCCAGGGATGTTGAGAACATGATGCATTATGTTCTTAACAAACGCATTCAAATTTATCCGAAGGTAAGAGATTGGATAAAAGAGAGCCTGATTTACGGGCGAGGCATTATCAAGATAGCTTGGAAGACAGAAAAAAGAAAATACACCAGGCAAATGTCGAAGATGGATGTGCAAGCTGACATTCAAACGGCACAAGGGATGATCAGGGAGGGTAACCCAACCAAGGAAACCATCAAGTTCATGGAAGAGATGCTCTACCTGATGGAAAACCATGATTGGGATAAAAAACCTTTTATTGGAGTTGAAAGGGAAGAAGTTGTTTACAACTTACCTGATTGGGTTTTCATTCCCATAGAAGACTTTGGTTTTCATCCAAGGGCGATAGACATTGCAAGTTCTCCTTACCTTTATCACAGGTTTATGCGTGATACTGATGAGCTGCTTAAAGCACAAGACATGGGAATGTATGCAAATGTAAATATGCTAGGTGAGCCGAGCGGAAGAAATGTAGGGAGTGGAAGCACGGGAGGGGAAGATCTCTTAGATGATGTTCAGACATTGGAAGAAGGCTATGAAGATGCAGGACTTTCATCTGACAGGGTTCTTGGTGAACATCGGGTAATTGAATGGCACGGCAAATATGATTTGGATGGTGACGGCAGAATGGAAGACATGGTTGTCACTTATGCACCCGACAGCCGAGTGCTTCTCTCCGCGCGAGAATCAGATCTGCTCCACGGTAAAAAACCTTTTGCAGAAATAAAATTATTCCCAATGCCTGGGCGATTTGAAAGTCAGGGTGTACCGGAAATGGTTGCTGATCTGCAAACCGAGTTAAACGATGTACATAATCAAAGGATAGACAATGGAACTCTTACAAATGCGACCATGTTCTATTATGACCCCACTAGTGACGTTGATCCAGAAATACATCGTCCTGGTCCTGGTATGGGCTTCCCTGCTGCTCAAAACCAATTCGGAGTTGTCCAAACGGGGGATATTAAGTTTTCCTCTTTCCGAGAAGAAGAAGGAATCAGGAGATTAGTACAGGATCGTATTGGTGTAACTGATTTTGCAATTGGTAATGACTCTAGTGCAATAACAAACAAGACAGCTACGGGGATCAACTCCATCGTGCAGGAGGGGAATCAACGTCTGGAGATGATGCTTCAAAATGTATCGCTTGGGGTCAACGAAGCTATTCTCCAGACGTTACAACTTCTACAGCAGTTTGGTGATGATGAAATTTTATGCCGAGTGGTTGAAGATGCATCGGGGTCAATGCGAAAAATATCAGCCCGTGAAATTGTTGGGCAATGGGATATTGAAATTTCAGCCAACAGCGTAAATACAAATCGCTTGCTACAACTTCAAGATTTGCAACAGCAAATGGAAGTAGCGATGCAGGCAGGCCCAGAACATATAAATGTTGCCCCTCTTCTTAGCGAATGGTTTAAGAAAATGGGTTCAAAGTTGGTTAACGATATTGTTGTTCCAGAAGAGGAAGCTTTTATGCGGAAGATTCAGCAAGATCCGCAACAGCTTATTATGCTGAAACAACAGATTGACCAGATGGTTGGGCAGTTTGCTCCGGAATTGGTGCAACAGCAAGCACCACAGGTTGACCCTGCTACGGGACAACCAATGCCTCCTTCACCTCCAGAACAATTACCGCAAGGTGGTGATATGGGTGGATTAATGAGTCAACCATTAGGGGCAATTATTCAACAACTGGTTGCTAGACTTGGATTGTGATTCAAAAATATTTAAGGTCCGCTAAAAATCCGAAAGACAAGGAGATGCATTTAGGCGGTCTTGCAGGTTTGATTGGAACTCCACAATGGGGAGCAATCCTGGTTGAAATTGAAGATGCACTTATTAAGGAATATATGAATTTTGAAAAGTGCGAAACAGAAAAAGAATTTATACAGGTAAAGGCAAATATTTATGCCTTAAAAAAAATCGCAGGGCTTAATGGCCTTGCCGATGTTGTAGCAAGAAGAAGGTTAAAACTTTAACAGAATCGTCCACTCTACGGACAGAGTAGCACAACAAAAAGGAGCAGAAATTATGGCAGAACAAGATATTACAAAACAGGTTGTAACGCAAACCGTTACCCCTGTTACCAAATCGGACTCGCCAACCGAAGTGGAAGCAGATAGTAGCGTTGATTTCGGAAACGTAGAACAAGAGTTATCTTATAACTTGGTTGAAGAGTCCGAAATTGATTGGCCTATTATCGAAAAAGTCGAACAGGTTTCTGAAGAAAAGGCACAAGAGGTTCAAGAGGAAATTCAACATTTAGATGAACCTCAAGAGTCTGTTCAAGCAGAACCAAGTCAGGAGGAAACACCCCCACAGCAAGAGACTAGGGAAGAAGATCCTTCTCTTACTGATGGTATGCGTGATCGTATTACAAAAATGAAACAGGCTGAAGGTGAAAAGCTTGCGGAAAAAGATGCACAAATACGAGATCGAGATTCTCAAATACAAGAACTCCAGACAATGAATGAGAAGTTCACACAGCTTACTCAATCATATCGTCCTGTTGCAGGTGATCCTCAAAAGATAACGGAAGAAATTGAGCAGTTGGAAAATCGTCTTGATGAAGATGGCGATACCATGACTGCGGCCGAGATCCATAAATTGGGTAGACGGCAACAACAATTGGAGAAGCAACTTGATGAAATCAAGTCTTCTCAAATCAATACGGAGAACATGGTTCAACAGCAAAAGCAAATGCGTAATCAGTACGATGCTTATACTACGGAGAACTATGATTTTGTGAGTAAGCCTGATACTGAAAAGTATAAGGTGATGAAGCAAAATGCTTATCCATTGTTGGAACAATTGATTCCGAATTTTCAAGAATATCCGCATGACATGGTTATTGCAGCAGAACTGTCCGACTTAATTGT